GTCTTAACATAACGAGGAAGGTCCCACCAGGATCCCGGCCATCGGCCTGGGTGATCCCGGTCACCCTTCCTAAATTCCTGCACCTATACAGGAGAACCGTGCAAAGGAGCCAGTCCAAACGTGGCGAACAGAAGTCAAAAGACTCTGCAAGCTACGAAAGGCCTGGTCTCCCGGGCAGTGTACTCCCAAGAGGCGTGAGGGACTTGCTCACTGGCTTCGAGACACCATCTAGTAAAACTAGACAGCGAAACTCAGCCAGTGGAATGACCCCCACAAGCAGGAGAAAAGTGGACAATTATGATCACATAGAGAGGCAGTATGAAGTTCTCGTCGGAGCGTTGAGCTTGGGATTCCCAAACGTAGCAAAGGGTTTCTCGACGGAAACGCGCCCAGGACGTGCTGCCTGGGAGGGTCTATTGCTACTACTAGAAGCATTCGTTTCTAGTGGGTTCCACTTTGGAGCGTCAGCTGCGGCACGTATGCTGAAGCAGTGGGCTACTGAAGCCCAAGCGTACGCATGTGGCGCTCCGACTAGGCAGCAGAAGGTCGGCTTTGCGAAGCCGATTACCTCCTTCTTCCGGGGTCAACTCAAGTCAAGTTGGAACCCCAAGAACGCGTGGACCTTCAGTGGTCTTGGACGTGCTCTACCACCCCCGTGCGAAAAGGGGATAGAGGGCAAATCCATAGACCAACAAATGAAGAGACTACTCGGACCTGACAGCCATTTTAAAACGGCTGACGGTAGAAGGCTGCTCGACGAAATTACTGAATTCGTACGAATACGTATAAAGAAGTATCGTCGAGACTATGAGAAAGGCTATGGTCGATTACAATTAGACCCAGTCAAACTCAATAATTCTGCTTGCCTAGAAAACTCCCGTGCTAAGGGAGGTGCTTATGAGTACTACAGACAACGGGTACTCTCGGCTCGAGGAGTATGGAAAGCTCCAAGGAGGCTCTGGAACCGCTCCATAGTCAAAGTCGACCCAAGAAATGGGAAGACCGGACTAGGAGTGGGGATCCAAGACCCTGCCCTGGAGATTAACTTCTCCAAGCTCGGAAACACAAATGGCATTGGCCCAGGTGTGTCCGAAGCAATCGATCGAGAGTGGTCGCTGAGCACGAGAGTCCTCGCCCTAAATCGCGTCGTTCAAGCGATGGCAGAGCGAGATTTCGTTACAAGGTTGAAGTGGAACGAAGACGACCCCAATCCTGACGTTCCCCTAAGGAAAAGTCAAAATGGAGAAGTCATCAAACCAAATCTACCTTACATGAAGTCTCTCGTTCTTTTAGAGCGAGGGCTCAAGTCACGTATCGCTTCAGTCTCTGAAGGGCACTTGGTAGTGCTCGGTCAGAGAATTAACGGTATGTTACTCAAGCTCCTCCGCATGGCACGGATGCACTCCTATACCCTGACTGGGGGTAAAGGCGTTCCTAAGGCACTTAGGAACGGGATTGCAGACTACAGAAAGGAACCCGATTTCGAGTTCCTCTCGGCAGATCTGAGCGCAGCGTCGGACTACATACACCACGACCTGGCTAACGCCGTGTGGTGGGGTATAGTAGCCGCGACCAAGGACATTCAAGGCATGGATAACTACATTGCTGTAGGTCTCGCATGTATTGGGGCACAACAAACCGAGTACGGTGGTCGTGTCGTCAAAACCACGAGGGGGATCCTAATGGGTCTCCCCTTAACGTGGCCTATTTTGTCTTTGATTCAAGAATACTGCGCTTGGAAAACCATGAAGGTGGTTAACCAATCTAGTGCGATGGAGAGGGTCCCCGTAGCGATCTGCGGGGACGACCTGGTTGCGGCATGGACTGTCCGTCATACTCAAGAGTATCACAGACAGCTCCTGGAAGTGGGACTAGTCGCCAATACATCCAAGGAGTACCGAAGTACTACCGGGGCTGTCTTTGTCGAAAAGCTGTTCCGACTCAAACGATGTTCTCAGACAATGGTTATACCACTGAAGAGACACCGAGTAGAGACGAACAATCTTTGGGAGTGGATCAAGGTTCAGATACCTAACACCGCTACCACGAAGAGGAAAACCGTCTTCTACAAAGTCTTCCAGGTCCAGAGGCCGCTCCTAAGCGCTGTTGTGCAAGCCAAAAGGCATGCACGCAATAGCTCAGGAAAACGAAACAACCAGGACGTCCCACAGCATTTCACTCTGGGTCCATGCATTGCCGAAGAATCGGACAAATGTACAGAACCATGGCGAAAAGCCGCACTGTTACAATTTGCTAAGCAAGTACATGCGAAGCTAGTGAACAGTATGGAGCGTTCTGGGGTTCCTCTCCACTTCCCACAATCCTTAGGCGGTTGGGGGTTTCCTGGTAAACAGGGTGCCCCAGTCGCTTTCCGGAAAGCCGCCGCTGTCTCCGCAACGGGGAACACCGAACTTGTCAAGAGGTTTAGTAACATCTTTCTCACGTCCAGTGCTCCCAATCGACTACGGAAACAGCTGAAGGCCGGTCTCAAGTCAATAAGAGACTGGCC